TGTATTCCTTAAGCACCACCAGGACTTTCTCCTTGGTGATGTTACGGCTGTTAGCAGTACCAATAGTCTGGTCAGCAATGCGCTCACGGCTGTCCTTAGTACCAGGGGTACCCCAGAACTTATAGCGGTCGAGCTGAACGGTTTGACCAGGTTGACGAGTGAAGTCGTGAACAACAACAGGTTCTACGGCCATTTCGCAGATGTACGCCGGGTGGGGGCGATACAGCTCTGCACCCAAAATCTTGGGGAAATCGGTATCAAGAAACACTTTAGTTTATCCTCCAGTACGCAGGACTTTGTCGGGTGAAAGATTCAGACAAGAAATTTCTTATCTAAAACAAATTTTAGCAGTTGATAATTTATCAACTAATGTAACGAAGAGTGGGGGTACTTGAACGTGCTCCTGGTGTATTACTGGAACCCGTGGGACCAGACGTACGTTCAGGATCAGTAATTGCATTTTGATTAATCATTGGAATCAAATTAGAAGCCAATTCAATTCCGCCAGCCGCACCACCTGCTCCGAGTGCTGCCGTACCAAGCTGATTCACAAGCATTTGATTCTTCAACATTTGCGAGGATCCAGGTTGGCCTGCATACATTCGAGCGCCAAGTTTTTCCATGTTTACCGAAAGATCTGGTGCAAGACTCTTTGTTCTTCCGGCTAATTTAGTAAGGCCTCGTGAACCAAGATTCTGTGCTCCTGCAAGATATTCTGCAAACTTACCTGCAATGGGACCAGAAGTTGGCGCAACAGCACGCCCAAATCCCATGCCCAACGCACCAAGACCTGCTCCTGCTGCAGCTCCGCCAATGGCTCCTGTTAAGCCATCTTCCTGGGCACCCTTGGCGCCGCCAATAACGGCACCAAGAGCAGCAGGAACGCCATAAAGGGCGAACCTATTCATATCACTCCATCACAAACAGTTTGTTAGCCAGAACTTGAGGCTGAGCTTGGTTGATGACGCGCCAGGCATTTTGGGGGTCACGTGCCATCACATCGTTAAAGGTGCCCCAGAAGTTTTCAGGTTGTTGAGGAGCAGCGGCAGCAGGAGGAGCAGGAAGCTGACCATACTGAGGATTGACAGGCTCAGTGCGGTAACCAGGAGTCTCCAGTTGCTGCTCACTTTCGTACACAGGGTACGGACCTTCGGGACCAAAGAACTTCAGCGTGTAGTCGCTAAGGACATCAGGGTTGGTCAAGATTTCGTTGTAAGCCAGGTTCTCCTGGTGCTCATTGACAGCGAACTGAGCGTAACCCTGAATGGTATTAGCGGCGCGATTTCCCCACGCGACGGCGCTGTCCAGCATTTGCTCCAGGTTTAGAGCGTAGTTGTTCAGGATTCCCGGTGCCTCGATCCCGAACGCGTCCATCACCTGACGGCTTTCCCCGCTCATTCCCAGGTAATCCGCGATTTGCTCCAAGGAGGGACTCGAGGAAGTTTGGGAAGAGTTGGGCGAGTAGGCCGGGTTGGGTGACCAGGTCTGCGGAGCCGATTGTTGCGTAGCTTGGTTGTTGCCCTGACCGTAATTCGCCGGGGTAAACTGAGTCGCTGGTGCGGAGGGTTGACCCTGGAACGGGGATTGGACTGGTGCGCTCAGCAGGTTCACCACCTTGTTGAACGCCGATTCCCATGGGTTGCCCTGGGAGTCCGCCGGTTGGGATTGGGGGGCGTATTGAGACGGGGCTGATTGGTAACTGGGGGCTGCCTGAGGTACCGCTTGGGGGTAGCTCGTACCCACTTGGTACGCCTGCGGTGCCACCTGGTAGCTGACCGGCTGGCTGGACGGAGCCGGAGTCACGTAACTGCTGGGAGCTACGGCCACCTGTGCTTGGCTCGTCTGTGGGATCGATTGGACGGTAGCGTCCTGCATAACTCATCTCCTTTTGTAAAGCTTCGAGAGTTCGATACAGATATGGGGTTAAATCCAGTCTGGGATCCGCAGCCATCGGTAAGTCCGGTGATTGCGGGTGAGGGGTCTGCATCATGCCTCCCACCAAGCGAGCGAATGAAGAATAAGCATTCTGCAATTCACCCACCATCCTGAACGGGAACCCAGATAACATCTCGGCCCGCTCCTCATCCGTTTTTGACGGGAAGAGGTATTTCAGTGCTTCAATGCTATCAACACCTAATTCTTGTAAGTTGCGCACCACGATGGAGTTGTTAAGGATGTCCTGAGTGGAATCCTCATAAACAGGCCCTAACCAACGCCATTGAATCGTGATGTCACCATCAGGAATAAGACCCAGCACTCCTGGCGGAATTTGCTGAGTTCTTACGCATGCCATCATCAGTTGTTTAATCCGTTCTTCAAAACCAATAAGAGCATCTTTATACATCTGAATCTCTCCTTCAGATGCGTCTTCTGCTGGTTCCACGGGCTTTTCAAGTCCTGCTGCTGCAGCAAGGGTTTCCCTAAAAAGACGTTCTTCTTGGAAGATAATCAATTCCAAGCAGCGGCAAACACCATATGTATAAATAGCATTTGCTTTTTTCTTAGATGTTGCAGCTACGCGACCAAATAACGATTTGTATTCAGTGGCAGTAACACCAGCAGAAATTGAAAGCTCATCAACGCCACCAAGAGCAGTACGAATCTCTTCTCTGTATTGACGAGCGAAAGCGTTCTGGTCACCAGTGATGGCATCTGGGACGATGTAACCAACCCTGTCGTTTGGCTCCAGGTTGGCAATAATGCGTGGAACTCGGATCTGTCCATCAACACCACGGCTAATTGGATCTGCTTTAAACGTAGAACGGCTTAAAGAAGATGCACTACCAAAGCCAGAGTTTGCTGCAATAGAAGGACGTTGAACAACGCCATCATTACCAGCTTCAATAAGGTCGGTCTTTGGACGAGAAGAAAGGAGTGTTGGGTTACCAAAGAATTGAACATTTTTCCGCATTGTGCGGATCATTTCATCATGCGTAACAATGTGATTGGCAAGCGCATCAAATTCACCAACGCCCTCTGTAGAAAATCCTTTGGGATTATTAAAGATCTCTACGCAGGGAATAAAACCAAGAGTATTGCGATATGTCTTTGTTTTACCAGGGGTTACACTCATGGGCTGGTCAAAAGAAATCTCACCTTCTGAATGAGTCTCCTCAATTGTTTTCCTTTTAATTGAAAGGCGGATGTAACGCTTGGTACCTTGACCACCAAGAGTCTCCAGTCCTGTAATTGAACCTTGATTAATATCTTGATTAAAGCCAAAACCACTTTTGACTTTATAGCTGTATATGATGACGACCTCATCTAGTTCACCATCAACGTTGTAATAAGAACGATACTCGTGCTTACGAAAGAAGTAAAGTCGATAGTTACTTTGAGTAGGGCGAATGTAAAACAAGCCCTGGCCGTCACACAAAAAATAGTCCCAAATGGAATCCAGGTGTGTATCAATCTGGTTGTATTTGACTACCCTGTCAATAAAGTCTTTTCGTTGACTTCCAAAGTTGTCTTGTGCTGGAAAAAATTCAACACCCTGCCGGATGCCAAACATTTTCATCTGTGCTAAGTGGGCTGCAACAACGCCAGTGTCTACGCCAATCCCACCGTCTTTCTCAAGATAGGAATCAACAATTTCTTTAAGACGAGATTTAGCGTCGGCAGCCATTAACTATTTTCAACCCGCTAGAATTAGTTTAACAGTTTAATTAAAATTGTGTGTCATACCTTAGTTGACCGCCCATGTCATCTGGCATGCCCATACCCATACCCATTGGATTACGACGGTTTAAATTTCTACGCACGAAAAAATCTACACCTAAACCAGGAGAACCCTGAGGCTGACCCACGGTACCTTGTACATTTAACATATTTGTTTCAGGCTGATAACCCCCTTGTACATTAATTCTTCCTTTGGCTCCTATAGGAATATTTACAGCACCGCCCAAATCAAGGCCTCCTTCTTCGGGTTCTAAATAGGAAACGCGTGGTCTAACTGAAAACACATTTGGACCAACCATTCCAGGCGCCTGCCCTTGTGTTGTCATTCCCATTTGTCCTCCTAGGGCAGTTGCTCCTGGCATAGCCTGGGCCATAAGCCCTCCCGCGTTACCTACTGGAAACATTGCTCCCGGTAATTGAAATTGAGATGGAATATTAATAGGTGATTCGTTGTATTCTTTTGTTTCTTTACCAGGAAGAATAGGAGTTTTATTCCACGGTTCTCCTCCTTGGATTTTAAATCTAGGATCAAGCAAAGGATTTGGTCTTGCCGCTATTACTCCTAAATTTCCACCAACAGGAATACCGCCTTGAATGCGCATTTATCTAATTATTCAATAGTTCTATCTTACTCTTCTATAACCTCATAACCAGATTCATCGTTGAGTTTGGAAAGAATAATACCTTCTCCTTTGAGATTCCACGAGAGAATATCTCCTTCTTGCCAGCCGAGTTCTTCAATGATTTCCTCGGGAAACTGAATAAAAAGTTCTCCGTCTTGATCTTCTTGAACTTCAATAATGTAGCTGGTCATTTCAAAAGGCGATCCATCATTCTGTCTAGCTTACTATTAATTTCTTTAAAGGTGTCATGCATATGCTGGATTTCCCGTAAAAAGTCAACCTTTAATACGTATTCCAGTGGCATGCGATTGAAGCTATCGTCTAGGTGTTCAACCTTTTTTTCTTGAATCGTCACGCGATCAGAGAGCTGTTTGATTCGTTCATGCGACCTGGATAACAACTTATTGGCTGCCCAGGTACCTCCTGAGATGCCTGCAATACCTGTTGTAATCAAGATCGCCAGGTACTCGGGTCCCATGGCAAAAGCTTTTTTTCTTATTCTAGTTGTTAGTAATCAACTTGCAGATTACCTTTCTTTGCTAATCCATTTACGAGCCAGACGAGCGCGTCGACACAATCGTCGTGACTACTAACACCAAAATTAGTAAGTTCTTCAAACATAGCGGTGAAGTTTCTGTAACGATTAAAGATAAGTTTTCGATCTTCAAACATACCCATAATCCCCCTAAAGCGAGCCAGTTTATCCGCCCTAAAACCTTTAACTGGATGCCAAATTAAATTGTAAAGCCCATCTCCAGTTAAACAAATGCGTTTGAAGTCGGCCTCCAGGGATGCCTGATACTGAACAGCTTCTCCCCATATGTCACACGTGTTGTAGGTCGGAAAGTGATGACCGTTACTATCTTGTCCAATAATAGACCAGTCACTCAATAGTTCTTTTAGTGCGTCAAGTTTCTCCAAGTTGCCCATCACGCGCATACGACGATAATCAATAATATGCACCTTGTCACCAAGGCGTCCGCCGAGAACAAATACGGTGTAATCATTCTTTTCTTTGGTACCAGCGGAGAGGTCAACCCCAACCCCAAGAGCATCAAACTCAGTTGCAATCTCAGCTTTAACAATCAGTTCAGGCGCAAGAGATAGTTCATTCTGCCTGACGATTTGATTCATGTACTGGAAAGAAAAAGCAATTGGTGCTTGCCGTTTCTTTTCTTTTAAGTAATCAAGAGACCACATTTCTGGCCAATAGGATTCTTCTTCTCCTGTTTCCGGATCACTCTGGATAGCAGAAAGAACAATCTGCGTCCAGTTATTTTGTGAATTGAAAGTAGTTGCATGGATGTCATCGTGTCTGAATCTGGTGCCAAGGCAGATAGCCCTTCCACCTTCAAACATGGTTGGTGCAATAACCGCGTTCCAGTTATCCTGCATCATCTTTCTGATGTCAGGATTGGAAATATCTGATGAGCTTTTTATGGCGTCATCAATAATTACGAGTTGGCTTCGTTTTGAGGTAACTGAACCTTTTAGACCTGCAGCGCAAAGTGTAAACTGTTCTTCACCAGCAATATCAATACCTGCAAAGCGGTGGTCAATTGACCAATACTCATTACTCGTGACGTTCTTGAGTAGTTTTACTGTTGGAAAGACTTCTTGATATTTTTTACTTTCAATAAGTCTTTTGATAGTTGCTGACTTAGATCGCGCAATATCAACAGTGTATGAAAGATAAAGAATCTGTAATGGTCTCTTGGCTGCCGTGTGCACACCAATGGCCCACGCTGCAAACAAGCCTGCGACAGTGGACTTAGCTGATCCCCTGGGTGCCAATAAGTCAATGTTGGGACCGGCAACCTTGAGTAAACAAGAGCTGTCCTGGTTGGTTACCAGGTGCCGATGCCAGTCCTGATGATGCTTAGCAGGTGGTTTATCTGCTACGTAATCACAGAAAAAACCAAAGTCTTCTCTTGC